CAATCATCAAGGATGGTGAACCGTACTTTGTTGGCAAAGATGTCGCTTCAATCTTGGGCTATACAGCAGAAAGAAACGCGATTGCTGCACATGTTGATGAGGAAGATAAGCTGACGCACCATTTCAGTGCGTCAGGTCAGGACCGCAAAATGACCATCATCAACGAATCGGGGCTTTACTCGCTCATCCTCTCCTCGAAGCTCCCCGCCGCGAAGAAGTTCAAGCGTTGGGTCACGTCGGAAGTCCTGCCGTCCATCCGCAAGACGGGCGGCTACAACGTGAAGCATGACGATGCCCTTCAGTCCAAGCGCGTGGAAATCATGGAGCGCAATGCTCGCACCCGTGCGGCGAACCTGCTTCTCAAGATTGCCGAGCGCACGAACATTCCCGAATACAAAGCCGTGTGCAACGCGAAAGCCGCCGAGATGGTCGCGGGTGAGATGATTCTCCCGTTGCCCGCCGCAGACCGTCGGACGTATTCCGCGACGGAAATCGGCGCAATGTTCGGCGTGTCGGCAAACAAGATCGGCAAGTTGGCGAATATGCACAAACTCAAAGTACCCGAGTACGCGAAGCTGTTCTACAGCAAGTCAGAGCACAGCGTCAAGGAGGTCGAGACGTGGCGGTATTATGACAGCGTTGTTCCCGTCTTTGAGAAGATTTTTGGACGGGAGGCGGTGTAGTCATGACAATGGAGCAGCTTGCTATGCGTCACGCCATTCCGAGTGAGCCTGTTCGAGATATGATTGCTTTGCTGATAGAACGTCACCTTGCTGTAGGAGATGTCTTGATTACGGGCATTATCATTTACCACTACGGTTTTATCATGGGCAAACGTGCAGACCGTGCCCGCCGCAAGTACGGAAAGAAGTAGACAACAATTTCACAATGAACCCGCTCATTCTGGGCGGGTTTTCTTATGCCTATATCAAGGGAGGTGGTGAGCGTGTAGTATGGCGAATGAAGAGAATTTGATCCCGAATCATGAACGAACTCCGAGCGAACTCCGAGAAATCACCCAAAAAGGCGGCATCGAGAGCGGGAAATCCCGTCGCCGCAAGAAAGCGTTGCGGACAGCCCTCAAAGAAGTCGTATCACTCACCTTGAAGGACTTGCATCCAGACCTCAGAGAAGGAATAATGCTTGCTGCAAACATCAAGGACGAGGAGATTACAATCGCCGATGCCGTTATTAGTGGTATTATTCGTACCGCTTGTGAGGGCAATCCTCAGATGGTGAAGATACTCCTTGATACCATCGGTGAGAGCGCGGATACTCGTCTCAAAGAACGCGATGTGAAACTCAGAGAGAAAGCCGCCGCGCTTGCAAATGGAGAATCAAACAAACCCAAGGAGCAGTCCACAATGGTGCAGCTCGTAGAGTCCCTGCAAAAGGCGCGTGAGAGGAGAACGAAGTAATGGAGTTTCGCGACTGGGGCGTAAAGGCACTGGACTTCATAGAAAAGCCGATCACAGAGGACGCCTTCATCAACATTCTCGAGGGGAGCGTCCGCAGCGGCAAGACCGTCGCCATGATTCCCAAATGGCTCAACTACATCATGACGGGGCCGCCGGGGCTGCTCCTCATGACGGGTGTGTCCAAGGACACGATCTATGACAACGTGCTGAACGACCTGTTCGACACCATCGGCGAGGAGAACTACCACTACAACCGCCAGAGTGGCTCACTGGACGTGTTCTGGCGAGATGCAGACGGCGAGCATGTGCGTCGCATCAAGGTCGTCGGCGCGAAGGACGAAGGCTCGGAGAAGTTCATCCGAGGAAAGACCCTCGCAGGGGCGTACTGCGATGAGCTGACGTTGATGCCCGAGCGGTTCTTCAAGCAGCTCCTCAACCGCCTCAGTGTGCCAGGGGCGAAGCTCTACAGTACAACAAATCCAGATTCACCGATGCACTACCTCTACAAGGAGTACGTCACAAGCGAGCAGAAGCTCCGCGACGGTCTCGTGAGCGTGGTACATTTTGAGCTGGACGATAACCCTAATCTTGACGAGGAGTTCAAGAACAACCTGAGAACATCGTACTCCGGTATGTGGTTTCAGCGCATGGTGCTTGGTTTGTGGGTGCTCGCCGAGGGTGTCATCTACGACATGTTCAGCGACGACCTGCTCTTTGATGATGCAGAGTTCACAAACACGCTAAAGAGCACCTGCCGCCGCTTTATTGCGTGCGACTACGGCACAAAGAACCCGATGGTATTTCTCGACATTTACGACGACGGCGAGACGATCTGGATCCCGAATCTCTACTACTGGGACAGCCGCAAGGAGCAGCGACAAAAGACCGACGCGCAGTATGCAGACGACCTCGAGGAGATGGTCGGCGAGGAGTACCCAGACTTTATCGTCATTGACCCCTCGGCAGCGAGCTTCAAACTCGAATGCCAAGGGCGGGGCTTCCGCGTGAAGGACGCAGACAACAGCGTCAACGACGGCATCCGCGAGGTCGCAAAGCTCCTGACAAGAGGAAAAATCCGTATCCACCGAAAGAACTGCCAGCCGATGATCGACGAGTTCCAGAGCTACGTCTGGGATGAGAGAGCGGCGCGGATGGGCGAGGAGAAGCCCGTCAAACAGGCAGATCACGCGATGGATGCCCTACGCTATTATGTCCACACAATGCTGCCGAAATGGAGGCGGAGAGAATGAGCAAGAAGAAAAAGCCGGCCGTGCGGCAGCAGAGAACAAACGACGCGTTTCAGAACCCGATGACACGCACGGGTGTGTTCACGCCGAATCCGCTCGAAGCGACAGCGTACCCATTGACACGGTTCACGCGGGACTGGCAGACGATCAACAGCCTCTACCGCTCACACTGGATCGTCCGCCGCATCATCGACGTAGTGCCCGAGGACATGATCAAGAACGGATACCATATCCTGACGCAGCTCTCGCCCGACCAGATCAAGAAGATTGTGCGCTGCGATCGTACGACGCGCACAAGCCGCCGTATTCTCGAAGGGCTGAAATGGGGACGGCTCTACGGGGGAGCAGGGGCACTCATCATGATCGAGGGACACGAGAACCAGCTGGATCAGCCGCTCGACTACGACACCGTAATGCCTGGATCGTACAAGGGGTTGCTCGTCCTTGATCGTTGGTCGGGGGTAACCCCTGAGGACAAGCTCGTCGAAGATATCTCGGATCCAGAATTTGGCATGCCGGAGTACTACACCGTATCCAGCGACGCGCTGACGGTCGGTATCCGTGTGCATCACAGTCGTATCATTCGCTTCATGGGGCGGCCGCTCCCGTATCTGGAACAGCTCGCAGAAACGTACTGGGGCGCATCAGAGCTGGAGCATGTCTTTGACGAACTCCGAAAGCGCGACAACGTCAGCTGGAACATTGCCATGCTGACGTTCATGGCGAACCTCCGCGTGATGAAGATGGACGGCATGAGCCAAGTCCTCGCCGTCGGCAACGAACAAGCACAGATGCAGCTCTACAACACCATTCAAGGCATGAACGCCATGATGAACAACAACAGTCTGCAGGTGCTCGGCGAGAACGACAGCTACGAGACGCACCAGTACACCTTCGGCGGCATAGGGGAGACCTACGACCGCTTCATGATGGACGTCGCAGGCGCAGCAGAGACGCCAGTGACAAAGCTGTTCGGACGCAGCCCGGCGGGGATGAACGCCACGGGCGAAAGCGACATGCAGAACTACTACGACACCATCGAGGAGAAGCAGGAAGCAGAGCTGCGGCCTGTGTATGACAAGATTCTGCCGATCATGTTCATCTCGACGCTCGGCGGGATTCCCGACGATTGGGACTACGAGTTCAATCCCATTCGTCGCCCGCGTGACGATGAGATGGCAGACCTCGCCTCAAAGAATACGGACAGCGTGACGAAGGCGTTCCAAGCCGGCATGGTCAGCCAGCGCACGACGCTCAAGGAGCTGCGGCAGCAGTCCGAGATGACGGGCATGTGGTCGAATATCACAGACGAGGACATCGAGAAAGCCGATGATTCCGTTATGCAGCCCGATGAGGGTATGGGCGAACTGATGGGCGGCATGTTTGGCGGCGCACAGGAAGCGGAAGAGCCGCAGCCACAGAGGACGAGTGACGCGAAGTGGGACGAAGAGAAGCACCCGAGACGAGAGAGCGGACAATTCGGTAGGGGCTCGACAAATACCGAAAAAAGTGATAGTGTAAGACCAAGCCCTAATGGCGCGAACCGTTTGCAAGTGCGCGGCTTTGCCAATAAACAGCGGTTGATGAACCACTGGAAGAACGGCAGAACTCATCGGGAGGAATACCCGGAGCTCACGATGGAACAGTACGTCGAGCGCGCGGTGCGTCTTGCAGAAATGCCGACGGGCGGGGATATCCTCGGACACATCGACAAAGACGGAATCGTGGTGCGGTACGACCGCAAGGAGAATGATTTCGTCAAAGCCAACGTCAAGAAAGGCATTCGCACATTGTTCAAGCCCGTGGATGGTGAAGCATACTACATAAAGGCACGAAAGGATGACATCGAGCATGGCGGAAAGGATTAAATGCCCCGTGTGCGGGAAATTCGAGTTCGAGGAACGTGACGACTTCGAGATTTGCGATGTTTGTTATTGGGAAAACGATGACTTGCAGAGACGTAACCCAGACATGAGCGGCGCAAACCGAATGTCGCTCAACGAAGCCCGACAAGCGTACAAAGAGGGCAGACAAATTCGATAACATGAACCGTCTCGAAAGAGGCGGTTTTTTGATGCCTGTTTTTAAGGAGGCGCTCGCATGAACCAACCGCTATGGATGCCAAAGCGCAGGATCGAGGCGGCGTTTCGCCGCGCCCTTCTCCGAGTTGCGCGCGGGATGGTGCGAAGTATCGATGGGGCCGATGACCCTGCGCTCATCGCCGCAGCGCTTGATCGCTTTTCTCGATCGCCCGAGTTCGTCCGTATGTCGGAAGCGATCGCACTGAAGATGGTGACGGGGCTCTTCGACGACACTGGGCGCACGTGGCGCGAGGCGGCGCGAAACAATGGCAAGGGCAGAGAGATATACGAAGTCCTGCGAAAGGAGCTCCAGGGAACTCGTGGCGCGCGCGTGCGAGCACTCGTGCGTGAAAATGCCGCTCTCATCAAGACGTTGCCGAAGACTATCGCCGATGATATGGCGTCCTATACCGCGCGCGAAGCGATGAAGGGGCGTAGGGCGGCGGATATCGCCGAGGAGATTCAGAGGGTGTTTCCGGAAAAGATGCGAGCGCGCGCGGAGCTGATCGCCAGAACGCAGGTATCTATGGCACAGACCGATCTCGTGCGGTCGAGAGCGGAAGACCTCGGCCTTGATTGGTATGTATGGCGTGCCTGCGGCGGCAATCAGGGAGACGGCAGGACGCGAACCAGTCACCGCCACATGAGCGGTGTGCTCGTGAGATGGAGCGACCCGCCCGCACCCGAAGACCTGTTTCCGCGATACGGCGCAGACGGCAGGCGGTACAGCAATAAGCTCGGGCATTATCATGCGGGCTGCTGCCCGAACTGCAGGTGCTACCCTGAGCCTGTGGTCGATCTGGATGTGCTGAAATTCCCGATGCGCGTGTATCAGAATGGCCGTATCGAACGGATGCAGAGAAAGCATTTTGAAGGGATGTTTATGATGGGAAATCAGGTGTGAGTTCTTATTGAGTTTGTGGCTATCATCAGGTAATATAAGATTAGAGCGATAAGCTGGTCGATAGATGATTACAGAAAGGCGGCTCTATGAATGGTAGACATTATAGGAATACTCAAAAAGACGATTTCGGCATCCCAGAGTGCATATCGTAGAAGTGTTTTTGCCTGGGGGAAGGGGAAGTCGATGTATGACGCTCTTCAGAAGGAAATGCAGGGCGATACAGGGAAACGAGCGAATGAACTTCTCGCAGCGCCTCCATATCTTTTGGAACTGCTTCCTGCTTCCGAAGCGAATGAGATTGCACGCTACGTCATGCGAGAAAGCCAGAAGGGGCGCAGGTCTGAATCTATTGCGAAAGACCTTGAGGAAAAACTCCCAGACCATGTAAAAGGCAAGGCTCTTTTGATTGCGCGAACACAGGTATCTATTGCAAGAATGGCTTTAGATAGGGCGCGTGCAGAAGACCTAGGGATTTATTGGTATGTCTGGCGCGCCTGCGGCGGCAGAAAAGGTGATGGAAAAACGCGCGACAGTCACAGGAAAATGAGCGGGATTGTGGTGAACTGGAATGACCCGCCTGCGCCTGAAAAGCTGTTTCCTTCGTCGAAAACGACGGATTATGGGCATTATCATGCCGGATGTTGTCCTCTTTGCCGTTGCTACGCTGAACCGGTGGTAGATGAGGATTTGCTAAAATATCCTGTGAAAGTTCACATCGGTGGGCAAATCTACAAAATGACGAAAAAAGAGTTTCGTCAAATCATAAATAACTCGCTTGCAAATAAAAATATAATTGCTAGAAAAGGGCGTTTGAGTGTTATTGCAGAACGGCTGGGCAGTACTATTCTTTCGATAATACGTGAGAAAATTGGTAAATAGAAAGGGGGCTGGGGAAATGGTAGCGCTTAGACAAGAAGATATTGAAAAAGTAAAACAGTACATTGAGGCGGCACGAGAGAAAGGAGAACCCATAGAAGTAAGAGGCATTCAAAAAGCTATGCTGGAACATGGAATTGGTGCATATACAATAAATCGCATAATGGAACATCTTGGATATAGAAAAAATAATCCTTGACTTTTTGCCCGTAAGAAATATAATAATAGTACGGGCAAAAAGTGAGGTGAGAAAATGGCTCGCATGGGAAGACCTAAATCGGTAAATCCTCAAAATGTACGGCTTGAAATTCGGCTTACACAAGATGAAGCTGACAGACTTCAACATTGCGCAGATGTTTTAGGGACAACACGCTCGGATGTGTTGAAGCGCGGAATAAAGCTGATTGAGGATACGATAAAAGCAAACAAATAGGGTGAATCGTACATTCTTGGCAGAACCGATTCACCCACAGAACAACCCCAAAGGATTGATAAATCTATTATATCATCCTTTTGGGGAATTTGAAAGGACGATATGAATGGAGAACTTAGTTCAAGTCGCAGAAGGTCAAGTTGTTGTTTCAAGCCGTCAGATTGCGGAACACTTTGAAAAGCGCCATGCAGACGTTCTTGCAGGCATCGAGAATATCAAAACGGAAAATTCCGTTGTGACCCCTATGTTCTGCGAAACGACCTATACGGCAGGTACGGGGAAGGCTTACAAGGAGTACCTGATGAACCGCGACGGCTTCTCTCTCCTCGTGATGGGATTCACGGGCAAGAAGGCGTTCGAATGGAAGATCAAGTACATTCAGGCATTCAACGCGATTGAGGAGGCGCTGCGGAATACGGGCAGTCCCTACGTCCTCATCATGAAGCACTACAAGAAGCGCCCTGTCCTCTCGACGGCGGATGTTGCTGCGCTTCTCGGCATGGCACGCGAGAGCATCAGTCAGACCTTGCAGGAGCCGCTTGCAAAGTGCAAGCATGGACGGGACTACTACCTCGTGCAGGGCGATGACCTTGCCACACTCAAGCGCGATAACCCAAGTATCTCGTCTCTTGCGAGCAGCGTGCTTCTCGTTGCTGAGAGCGGATTGCACAAGGTATGCGCATATCTCAAAAAGGCGATGCCTGCTGTGTTCAGCGGCTCGTGTGCCATGGATGTGCCCGTTTTGAACGTGCCGGACACGATGAACACCTTCGCCTTGCCCGAGAGCAACAAGGAGATCGGCGCGTGGGTGAAGGATATCCGTGGTTACATGGATGTACTCGATGGTCTTCTGCACAAGTACGAACAGCAGAACCCCATCAAGACACAGGAGGCACTGAAAGAGGTCATGCGCAGCGTCGGGCAGGACATCTGGGAGGATGTTGTGCGACTCACATGCCAGAAATACGACCTCATTACAGCCTAGAATATAATTTCATTACGAACCCGCTCAAAACTGGGCGGGTTTTTTGATACCTATTTTGAAAGGAGGAATGCCTGTTGAAAGCATTTTACGGGGCGCGTTTTTCGCCCCACATGACGAGAACGCCCGAGGGATTCCTCGTGTGCCACAGCGTACCGATCTGCCGCACGGGTATGCAGGAGTATCTGCCGCAGGAGCTCGGCGTTGCGGACGCGGGTGGCGCGCTCAAGGTTTACCGCGAAGAAAATGAGGTGTTCAAGGATGCGGCAATCGCGTCCTTCGAGGGGAAACCCGTGACGGACGACCACCCGCCCGTCGGTGTCGATGCGTCGAACTACGCGAGCTACACCAAGGGGACGGTGCAGAACGTCCGGCGCGGCAGCGGAGCGGACGAGGACAAGCTGATTTGCGATCTCGTCGTGTACGACGCCGCGCTCATCGCTAAGATTGATGCGGGCAAGCGTGAAATATCGTGCGGTTACGAGTGCAAATATATGGAGAGAGACGACGGGGCATATTGTCAGAAGGACATCATCGGCAATCATGTCGCTGTCGTCGATGAGGGGCGCGCGGGGCACGAGGTATCTATCCGCGACGCCAAGGCGAAGCCAGAAGGAGGAAAACAGATGGCAAAAAAGAGTATCCTGCATCGCATGTTTGCGGCGTTTGCCAAGGATGCAGAGCCGGATGAAGTACGCGAGGCGGCGCGTGCCGTGGACGAGGCAGAGGGTAGTAAGGAGCCCGAAGTACCAGCGGAAGAAAAGGCCGCTGACTACAAAGCAGTCATGGACGCGGTAGAGGCGCTCAATGCGAAAGTCGACGCACTGGCGAAATCCACGGCGCAGGACGACGAGCCGGAAGCGGCGGAAGAGCCTGCAAAGGAAACGGAGGCGATCGACGCGCTCGAAGAGGAGCTCAAGAGCGGCGAGCCGGTACCGATGGAGGACGACGGATCCGAGGAAGAGAGCGCGACCGTATCGCCGGAAGCCCTCGAAGAAGATGAAGAGCCCGCGTCGAAAGCTGC